CCTAGATTGTATAATTAACCTTTAAAAAGGTTAATATATGCTGCAATGACCAACAAAGTTAGGCAAAATTGATTATAGTTCAACTTTCTGCCAGACGTTGGAAGTAGGAGAGAGCATCATCATCATCTTCACCACTTGAAGAAGAACTGGAAGAAAGATTATTGAGTTCTTGACTCAGTTCTTTGGGAAGTTCGGATTCTTCGCTATTAGAGCGACCACCAAAACTAGGGGTAAAGGAACCACGAGTGTTCTCTTCAAATTCAACCTCTTCATCAAGATTTTGCATACGAGGAGTTCCCTTCTTGCCAAGAACATAATCAAGGCGAGTTTGAAGTTCTTCGTAGGTCTTGAATTGGTCAGTTGCGGTAAGAGCAGTCAAAGAATACTGCTTCTTCCAGAGTGCTTCAAGAGCATCATCGTCATCCAGAAGTGCTCCAGGACTATCGAATTCGGATTTATCATAATTCCAATAACCATCAACCTTACGAATCTTCAGTTTGAAATTCGCACCTTGCCAGAAGTCGAAGGGGTTGATAGGAGTCTCATCTTCAAACTCAGGTTGCATCGCTGCCATGACCTTATCAAAGATCTTTTTACCAAATTTGAAGAGGAAGACACGACCTTCATTAGCAGGATTAGCAGGATCCTTCACGACATAGATGTTGCTGTAATAGGACAGTTTGCGCTTTTGTTTGCGTACAATCTCTTTATCTTTGTCGCTGCCGCTGTTCCAGAGAGTACGGTTGTACTCGGAGACGGGATCTTTCTGACCAATGGTAGTCAAAGAGTTCTCGATGTACCAACCACCAGGACCTTGGAATCCATGGGAATACATTTTGACCCAGGGAAGATCTTCCCCATCGGGAGCAGGCAGGAAGCGGATCACGGCATAACCGTTACCCGTTTTGTCCATTTCTGGTTTCCAGAGACGATCATCACCGCCGCTAGAGTTGTTATTCATCTTCTCGACTTCTTTAACAAGTTTGGAAGTCAGTGAACCAAGAGAAGATTGCTTCTTGAGATTTGCAAAAGACATTAGATTACCTCAGATTAGTTTGTATTCGGCTTGTGTGTACCCTTTAGGGCACTTGCGGCGAGTACGTACCTATTATAGTGCAAGTGCCCGTTTTAATCAACCCTCTTTGTCTACGACCTGCTCCTTCATGTGCTCGATCAATTTTTCCATATTGCTGAAAATGATATTCATGTCCACATCAGGAGACATGCCAAGCATAGCAGCAGATCTTGTGATATTCTCCTTCATCTTCTTTGCTTCTGGATCATCAGATAGGGAAAGTCTAGTATAAAGGACCTTCTGCTTCTCAAGCAAATTTTTAAGCAAATCTACATGATCCAGTTTATCTTCTTTATTCATCTGATAAAAACTAAACATGTTTTTATACAGTTTATCTTGGAGTTCGTTAATATGAACGATTTCTGCTCTAACGACTTCTGAATCAAAAAAACTCATAGTACGCACTCCTTGACAATTTTGCGATATTTGAATATATCAATATTTAGGAAGGGATCATATTTTTTAATATTCTTGGAAACCGCCTGCCAAACGGGATCATCAAGTTTCTTATCAAAATTGTTCCCGAAGAGGAATATTCTATTGTATATTACCAGGGTTTCCATACTAATTTTACCGATCAGGAACTTTTTTAAAAGTGGGGGATGACCAGAACTACAGTCAAAAACCTCCTCTAACCCATATTCACTAAAAAGATCACAAGTCTCTTCCTTGAACACATAGGTAAGAGACTCATTTCTTTTTTTCCACGAGTTATAAACAGACTCACCTTCACGAATTAATTCGCCAATCCACATCGAATTAGCATCGGTAGAATGAACAAAATTAGACACAAAAAAGTTAACGACTTCTTGGTCGTTTTTTTGCCTACTCATCTTCTCAAACCAATACCTGTCTTTCCTCTTATAGAAGGATTGTAGAGAGGCACGGGTTCTGCCACAATATTTGTGATAGTCGTACTTATCCTTTGTAAAGTGATTTTTTAGTCCAAGATAAGTTTTATATACATCAAAGGGAGTCATTTTTACAAAAAGGGTATTCACGTTTTTTCCCCGCGATAAATTTTCCGACTTTTTTTGAATTAAAAGATCAATTTCGCTCTGGAGGTTCTCTTAAGGAAGTTCAACTCCATTGCATCGTACTTAATCTTCTCCTTCAATGGTTTTGATATAAGTTTGGGAACTGATTCTAAATCAATACTATTACGTTCACAGAAGAATATAATAGCATCGATATAATTCATTTCATCATTATCCCTAACCAAAACCTCAATCTCTTGGGCAAACTTAGTAGGACAAAAGAATTTTTTTTCTAGTACCTTTTCAAATTCGTCTTCGGTTTTACTGGGCATAGGTCTCCAGTTTGTAGTTAAGAAACTCTCTAATGTACTCTGATAAGAGCTTAATGTATTTTGTTTTGTCATACTCTTCATAAACTACACACTCTCCATTCTCACATGCCATAATGATGACAAGTTTTTTTACTGATATACCCGTGAGTTCGTACAGCATACAACCATATGCCATGCACTGCACGAAGTAGTGTTCGATCCACTCTCGCGGTTTAGGTTTCTTAGAAGTTTTAAAATCAATAATTGCCAACTCGCCGTCAAACTCAGCAATACAGTCTACAGTGCCTGCAACTCCAAGCACCTTGCTATAAAGAGAACTCTCTAGTGCGTGAATATTATTTATCTTGTTTAAATCTGGTTTAGCAATTTTAAACAGAAACTCTGACAAAGGTTGAACAGAAGGGAGATCAAGATTTTTAAGATGATGCTCAGTCAACGTGTGCATATCCGTTCCTCGACTTGTTGCTTGTCGAGTAATCTTGTCTGCTTTCTCCTCACCAATTTTTTTACGCCAGTCTGCAAAGAACTGGCGATTTTTATGACTAGTTACAGAAGTGATGGAGACTAGTCTTAACAGTTCTCCATCATCTGGAACCTTATAATAACGAACACCATCTATAGTTTCCCTCTGTAAGTTGGGAAGATTCAAATCAATGTGAGTAAACATCAAAATCCTAATTCATGTTTTGCAATAAGATATTCCTTACAGAGACCCGAACGGACGATATCATCAAGACCAAACTCAATCATATCAAACGATGGCATTACTCTAAGAATTTTCATAAAGTCGATGATACCATTACGCTCATTGGTTTTTTGCAAGTCGGACTGAGTTGCATCACCGCAGAAACAAATTTTAGTATTCTCACCAGACCTTGTAATTATACTATCAAGTTCATGAAAATTCAAGTTTTGAAATTCATCTACAATAATAATTGCTTTGTCAAGAGTTGTTCCTCTAAGGAAAGAGGTAGACCAAAAACTAATTGACCCCTGAGTCTTCAGATTACCATAGAGCATTTCAAAGTCAGCATCTGTTGCCATCTGGAACATGTATTTGACCATGTTCTTATATGGAATTTGATAGATGTCCGCTTTATCCTCATGAGTTCCAGGGAGGAATCCAATTTCTCTAGTAGCTACGAGAGACCTAACAATATAAATCTTTTCATAAGGACTATGCTCATCAAGAACATCCTTTAAAGCATTATAAAGAGTGATAAAGGTCTTACCTGTACCTGCTGCACCATACGCAACTATGTTTTTGTCTGCATCAAATGAGTCAAAGAGTCTTGCTTGATTGTCTGTAAGCGGCTCAATATCAAGTAAAAATTCGGAGTTAATAGGTTTTCTCCTTTTCATTTGTTTTGCCGTCATACCGACACCGATTGGTTGCAAATCGGACCTTCTCTTTCTTGCCATAAGGGTTAATTTGAAGTAAGGGTTGTTTTTTGTTCATTATTTAGAACATGATACCACAAATAATTTGCGGCACCAATAGCAGTCCCGCCATCATGTGCTGTCGGGTCAATGTAAAAATTAATTTGCGGGAATGCTTTGGCATATTCATAGTTGTTGACACAGTTTAAAAAATATCCACCAGATAACACTACATTGTTCGTCTCAACCTTGTCCAACAGCGATTGTATAAGACGAATGGTGTGTTTTCTAGTCTCATCCTGTGCCTTCTTTGATAAATTTGCTATTACATCAAAATTAAATTCTGGAGTGTGATACTCCGATGGATCTAAAGTTGGATTGTTATAGCAATGCCTGTAACTATTTAATATAGTTTCGTTGTCCGTAATCCAGGTATCTGTTTCTTCATCATACATAAACCAATCAGAAGTACATGCCTTATCGGCATCACCATAAGGAGAGATGCCCATCAGTTTACCAGCACTCATGATCCCAGTGATCTGCATGATACTATTAAAAATCCAACCACAACTTGCAGTTGTTGATAATACATACTTATCATCAACGATAACTGGTTTTGATTTTAGTTTAAAGCATTCCCCTTGAGGAGTATATACCTTTTTGATTGTCTCTATTTGTCCCCCAGAGAACTGATACATTGATTCAGATTCTCTAAGAGTAATGTAGTCATTGAAATAATGACCACCTCCATCCAAGACTAAAGCAGCAGCTTCATCAAACCCAGAAGAATAAAACGCACTACATGCATGATATAAGTGATGCTCCCAATAGTAGTGAGAGTCTCCAAAGGTTATTCCATACTGAGTTAAGTTTGTTTTTACATCTTTTATGATGTCATCATCACAATAATCATAAACATGAAGACCATTTACTTTGCCATAAGATGAGAAGGTAATGTGATCTAAATGTCTAGTATATTTTAGGATGTCTAGAAGACACCGCATCATACTTTTAGGCAACCACTCTTCTTCTTTCCTACCATTGTACCTATCGTCTTCCATGTAATAAATTAACTCACCATCTTCAAGCAGAGCAATAGAAGGATGGTGAGAGATATTAACACCAAGAATAAACATAATTAAATCTTTTTGACTTTAGACTTAGGTGCTTTGGATGCTTTTTCAAGGACATCATTCCAACCTGGATGCTTTTTGATGAGTTTATCTTTCCATTCACCAACCTCTGCAGCGTTTGGACAGGTAGAAGGATCACTCCAGTCACGAATCCAATCGGGATTGGCATCCTTCCAATCATCCCAATCATTTACACTCATTGTAACTTCTTTTTGTTCACCAGTTTTGGTGTTAACTACAGGATAAGTTGCCATAATGTTACTCGATAAGGATAGAAGGGGCATCTTCACACTCAGCACAACCCTCTCGGGTCCAACCAAGTGCTTCAGAAATAATTGGGAACTGGCAAGTGAAGAGACACTTAATAGACTCTGCCAATTCCATATGTTCTTTTTGTGTACCATTTGCAGTACGAAGATCAATATAATGAACCCACGAACGAATATTGCCACTCATATAGAGTCTGGTTTGAGTTGCTTGGGGAAGAACAAAACGAGCACACTCTTTTGCAACTCCATAGTCAAGAAGTTTATTGTAAAGATCTAAACTTTCTTTAAAGTGGAGTTCGATCATTCCCTCCATGTATGCCTTGTCCCTGGGGTTGATATCATCAATGGAGTTTTGGCGGTTTTTATGATCTTGACTGCGAAGATCAGGAATAGGAAGTTCTAATTGCAATTCCTTACTATCAGCATAACGTTGCGAGAATTGCTGATATGTGAAGGACCTATGACGAAGCACTTGAGTCGCCACAGCAAGAGAAGTATTCAATTCAACAGTCATAAAAGCATGTTCAAAGATGCTCCAATGACGATTCTTAATACAATACTTCAAGAGACCAGCAAAGTTATCATTCTCCTGGTTCTTGGGGTTGCTTACACGGGCACAGTAGGCGATGTGCTGCTCAGCATCGGGGGTTACTGAAATAAGTTTAGCAAGTTGACTCATTTAATTCTCCAAATAATATTTAAAAATTTCTAATGCATCGTTCCAGTGAATAAATTTACCCCTATGATCTGCTGGAACAAAACATAAGGTCCACCTTCCTTGGGGAGTTGGATTATTTGTACCATGAAGAATACCCACGTTTACAAGACTGGGGCGGTTGGTATTTGCTTGGAATAGCAATTCACAATCATCTTCTTCTGCCCAAAGATTGTCGTGCTTCTCACCAGTAAGATCACCATACCCATTCATTTGTTTTCTGACCACTTTGTCAGACTTCCACCATTGTATCACACCTTCTTCTGGTCCCCAAGTAATGTTTATCTTAGTATGCATTGTGTACATACCATGATCAGTGTGAATAGGAATCTTAGAATATGGTGGGGTATAAAAGACCTCTTTTAGCATTAATGTTAACCCCAAATCATTAAACCAATCTTCGACTGGATAAAAAGGATAGTCATTAATGTAAAAATGCTTAACCGTATTCGGTTGTTGTTTAAATTGTTCAAGTGGAGATAACTTGAATGGGAGATTTAAATATCGGTGATACCAATTAGTCGCAGTAACCATCGTCGTCTTCAAAAACTTCGTCGTAATCTTGTATGGGTTGTGTCTTCCAATCAGGAAACTCCAAATAAGATTGAGTATCAGAATATACCTCTGCCTTTAAAGAGTCCAGCAGAGTTTCAAGATCACGGATGATTATTTTTAATTTTTCTTTATCCATACTTGTTT